AATAAATGATGAAATAGAAAGGGTTAGTCGTAAATTAGAATCTGCTGAAAAACAAATTGATTCTATGAAAAAAGAATTAACATTAATTGAAGCAAAAGAAAAGATGATAGATAAGTTTGATTCGATGATTGAAGAAAAATTAGAAGAACCTTGTATGATTTGTTTTGGTAATTTAGATACTGTAATGATAACAACATGTAATCATATGTATTGTGGTATATGTGTAAATGAGATGTTTAAAACTTCTCCAAATATTAAATGTCCTATGTGTAGACACCCTTTAAGCAGAAATGATATAAATAGTATTGTAGACAAAAATTTAAATTTAATTAGTGGTGTTGATATGAAGAAAAAGATAGAAACAAAAGAAGAAGAAAATATTAATATTCACAAAGGAGGTACCAAGATGGATGCTATTATTAAGTATATTAAAGATACTAGTGATAAAGTTATTATTTTTGCTACTGAAAAACAAACATTAGATTTGATAAATGAAATTTTAATTGATAACAAAATTAAATTTGTAAATTTGAAGGGTAATGCATATGTGATAAGTAATCAATTAAAGAAATTTAAAGTTGGTGAAGAACAAGTAATATTATTATCTGCTGATAGATCAAATTCAGGAACAAATTTAACGGAAGCGAGTCATATAATTTTACTAGATACACATTTAATTACTGATATGAAAACAAGACAAACTGTTGAAAAACAAGCAATTGGTAGAGCAGTAAGACTTGGACAGAAAAAGAATGTACAAGTGGTAAGATTTATTATGAAAAATACAATTGAGCAAGTGTATTTGAATAAATAAAATATAATATTTTTTTATATAATAATATTATATGGAATATGGATATGTTGCAGATACACCAAAATATAATAAAAAAAGTGGATTATATGATGTTCCAGTTATGTTTGAAGAAGATATAAAAATAATTAGTTGTTATAGAATATTAAATCCAACAAGTATACAATATACGACGGAACCTGGATATTTTTTACTATCACATGATAGTAAATATATTTATTTAAATAATAATACGGATATAAATACGGTATTTAAAAATATAATATTTAGTAAAAATAATATTAGTTATACAAATGAAGATTTATTAGAAGTAAATATTGACCCAGTAAAAAAATATACTAAAATCTCATTAATAGACATACCACCAGAATCTTGTATAAATTTAGCATTTGAAAATAATGATTTTGATAAAAGATATCAAATTGCAAATAATAATTTATATAATAAATATGATTGTTTAGTAACAAATGTGGTAACTATGAAAGATAATGGTTTTACAAATATTGATATTAAAAAAACAGGTTTATTAGAAACATTGAGTTATTATATATCAGGTGCAAGTACACCATCTGAATCTAATCGTTCAGGAAATGCAGAATGTAATGTTAATATTATAGAAGATGTACATCAATATAATACTTTTTATGTGTATAGTTTAACATCATTAAATTTGTTATTTGTAATAATAATTATTATTATGATATTTAATATAGTGAAAGATTCTGAAAAAATGGGTCAATTAAATAAAAAATCAGATTTTGATTAAATAAATAATAAATTTAATATATTTATTATTTATGAGTAAAATAGTACAGACAGATAAATTAGACAATGGATATTGGCAAATTACTATTTTAGATCCAGTAACACAAACACCAAATAAAATTAGAGATATGCAATTTTATCAAGTATCTAATAAAGATATTAATTTAAAAAATTATCCTTATACATCATTGGATAATAAATATTTATATTTTGATAAATCATATACTCCAGAATTTATATCTCAATTGATATATTTATATACAACCTTTGCTTATACAAATGGTATATTGGATAAAGATGTTAATAAAATAAATAAAACATTAAAAGAACAAGGATTAAGTATGACCAAATATGGTATATCACAAATAAATAGTTCAATAGTTTTACCATGTATTAATATAGATCCATATCCTCTAGAATTATCATTTAGATGTTTAAATGATAATGGTGAAGTTAAAAAAGAAGATAAAATAGTACCATATAATAACTATGAATATTTAACAAATATATTTAATTTTGGTCAGAAAAAGATAACAGTTAGTTTATGGAATTTTTCTTATATTATTTTTGGAGGGTTGGCATTTTTTTTGATTATATTTTTATTGGTGTTAAGAATTGACAAGTAAATATTTATATTTACTTATTACAAAGAATGAAGGAACAAGTAAATATTTATATTTACTTATTACAAAGAATGAAGGAACAAGTAAATATTTATATTTACTTATTACAAAGAATGAAGAAACAAAGAATGAAGAAACAAAGAATGAAGGAACAAGTAAATAACAAGTAAAATAAATAATAATATAAATTATTATTTATTTTGGACATCCCCAACGATCAGACACTGCCAAAGCTAATAAAGCTATAGTAAGATTTAGTACAATAAGAAATCCACACAATACTGGCATTTCGTATGGAATCACCATTTTAATATATTATAATATATAGATATATTTTTATTTACACATTCTTTTACTACCAATTAACCAACTTAGAAATGAAATTGTAAATAAAATAGTAATACATGAAATTGATAACAATTTTTTACTCAAACCACCACCACCACCTGTACCAGGGATACCAAATAATCCACCTTTTTGATAATTTCCCCCATTTTGTACTATATTTAAAAATACATCAGATGTTTCAGTAATTGAACTTAAATCTATTAAATTCTGTGCATTTAAAATTAAATCAGTGTTAGACATATAATATAAATATATATTTTTATTTATAATAAATTTTTTTGGTTATTTGATGGTACAAACTAAAAGAATTTCTTGAAATTTCTTTTCAAGTGCTTCAAAATCATATGTTACGGATTGATTATCATATTTAATAAAGTCAGTTTTTCCGTGATAATGTTTATTTTCATCTATATATTTTCTGAAATAATCTTTATTTTTATTAAAATTATCAATCATAATTTGTTTAAAAGGTTCTGCATATTTTGGTGTTTGAACTATATTACTATAAATATTAAAATTTAAATTTTGGTAAGAAATTATTCTTCCATAAATTTCATTCATTGGATCTTTGTCAGAATATCCAGGTTCATTAATCAATGGTTTATCATGAAATAGATGAGCACGAATTGTTTCAATTACAGATGAAAACAATTGAATTTGTGACCAAGTTGATTCTGACCAAGTATTTAAAATACTAAGACAAACTTTTCCATTTCCATTAATTTGATATAAATTTGGATTAAATCTTGTTTTTCCATCATTAGTGAGAAATTTCCATTTTGGTGGTGAAAATGGATGATTCTCAGCAAATGTACTCTCAAAAAAATAGAACCCACCAAAGTATGGTGAATTTTCAACACCTAAAATCAATACATGACCTTCCTTGATATTTGTTTCATTTGAATTATAATAATAGGTTGTTTTACCATCCCAATTATTTTTGGGAGGAGAAACAGATTTAATATCTGCTAAAAGCCGTTTATTTGACATTTTTATAATTAATAATAATATATGTTAATATTATTATTATTCAATTTTATTAAAGCGGAATGAGTGATTTTGTTTCATTATATAATATTTTTTTATTATAATCATCTAAAATGCATGGTAATAAATTATATAATTCATTTTCTTTATTAAATGTTTCATATTTTTTAAGAACAATATGAAAATTATGTTTCAATCTTACAATATGGTGGTGATCTATAAACATTTTAACATATTCAGCTTTATATCCTATAAATGCTAATTCATCGTGTATAACAGTACCACCTGTAATTTCTTTTGCATTATTACAATAATTTTTATATTTTAAATTAGCAGTAGCTTTTTCAAATGCTTTATTAACTCCATAATTATCACGATGAGATACTAATAATGCTAATTCTAAATCATTCATTCTTCTTTTTTGAACATAAAATACATTATTATATTTTAATAGATCTATAAATTTATAGAAACAAATATATTTAATATCTAAAAATATTCCACCATACTTGTGAATAAAAGCATATTTTAAGTAATCAGATTTTAATTGATTTGAATTAGAAGAATTGTATGCATCAACAACATTACTATCAAAATCTTGTTTTAATAATTCTAATGCAGAATTATAATCAAATATTTTATATTCAAATTCAGGATTCATTTTAATATTATGTAAAATTGTATTATATAATCCAGATGGAACATCATTTATATCAGGAACAACTTGATAAACAATTTTAGGACATGGTGATTCTAATGTAGATATTATTTTAGGTGGGTATACTGGATCTAATTTGCATGATGGAGGGTAATCAAAATATTGTAAAAAAAATAAATAAATAAATACTGAATTAAGTAATATAATAACTAGATAATTATATAACATAAATAACAAGAATAATTATATTTTTTTATTTAACCCTATTGATTTAGCTTTTGGTTTTACTTTTACTTGTGTGAATAATTCAGGATCTAAGAAAAATATAAGATAGAAAACAAAGAAAATAAATAAATAAATACAAGAATGCATATATTTATAATATAATTAATATTTAATTGCTTCAAAACAAACTTCATTTGTATTTATATTTCTAATATTATAGCTTTCATCAACAATAAATTTTATATCATTTGGATAATGTTTAAAAACAACAGATGATAATGATTTTATAGAACCATTATAAAATGAATCAATTAATTCTTTAAACATCGGATCACCTGGTTTTGCTACTATAAATTTATTTGATATAGCATTACCTTGTTGAGTAAAAATACGTTTTGATTTTGCATCTTCTATTATTTTTAATAAAGGTTTTGTTAATTTTAAATTAATATTTACATATATTCCACCATTTGTGTACAATAAACAATATAACCATAAATTAATTTTATGTTTGTGTCCAAGAGTATCATAAATTTTTAATAATTCATTATCAAAATTTATTTGGATGAAATGACGAGCATCATTATTATTAAATAAATAAATATCAAATTCTGAACTATTTAATATATTTTTATTTATAGTATTTACAAAATTTAAATTAATTTTTGTTTTATTATCATAGTATTGATATAAAATTGCAGGTAAACCATCAAAATCTAATTTTTTAATTGGTACTAATTCATTATCCTTTTCATATCTTATATTTCTTTCCATTAAAAAAGGTACAGTAATAGTTGTTAAAAATGGACTAATTATAATATGGAATGTTATTAATCCAAGTGTAAAAACAAACATGTACATTGCAAATTTTTTAAATGTTTTATCATTAAAATTTTCTTCCATAATATTTAAATATATATATTTTATAAATAATTTATAATTTTTTTATCTAGGATAATTATATAAAATGTGGGCTTGGATTAACTTAATTTGCGGAGTTGTCTTTTTCTGCTGTGTTCCTGGAATTTTATTTACAATTCCTACAGAAAATGTATATTTAACTACAGGATTACATGCCGTTGTATTCGTAATTGTACATCATACATTAAATGATTATTTAAAAACAAACTTTGGTATAGAAGAACCTCGTTCATAAACAATTTTATTATAAAAAAATATATAATAAAATTAAACTCTAGGATAAGAAGGATCCATTTGAATACCACATTGTCCACTGGCACCATACTTGGCACCACGACCAAGAAGAATATAACCATTTAGACCCCAGTCAGCACCCCATGAATTCTTTACAATCCAATAATCTTGGTTATTTAATGTTCCGTATCCAACTGCAAGAACACCGTGATCAAGATTTGTTCCACATGTAGCAGTCATTACACCACCACTATACATTTGAAATGAACTTTGATCCGCTTCTACTGCTACACTAACTGGTTGACGTGCAATTGCTGTCATTAATGCAAGTTCAGAATTAGGTGGAACATCCGTAAATCCAATAATATTTGCAGCAACATTAGATGCTTTTTGTTTATTACATGTTCCATCTTTTGCAGTATAAGGATAATTATCTTCAGTTGTAAGACCATGGTTATTAATAATATATTGAAATCCATAATCCATTAAACCACCATTACATCCTTGATTACCTTCTGCACTAGAGCAATCTACAAGTTGTTGTTCAGAAAGAGAAACAGATTCATTTTTAGAAATAGACCAAGCACTTTCAGTTGAACCAGTTGTAGAAAAAGCCCAGCAAGAACCACACTGACCTTGATTCTTAACGGGAGTTACAACACCTTCAGCAGTCCAGTTTACAGATTGAGGAAGAGCAGTACTTTCAAGTTCTACAACATTGTTATACATGCGTGTTTGACGGTAGCATCCAGCATATTGTTGAGTAAATTCTTGTCCTGTTAAATCAGCAAATCTATTCACACCCATAGTCCATGTATGATTTTCAGAATTGTGTTGAGCAATTTTAATGAGATTTTTTAAATAAATTGATTGACGAATATTGAATTCAGTTATAGTGGGATATGATACATTATACATATTAATCCATGATTCAAAAGAAGGAAGAGATAAAAATGCAAATGCAGCAGCAAGTGTTGATAAACCAAAAACCATTATATATATTGTAATTATTGTTTTTATCTTTAACTCTAAAAATAAAATAATTTCTTTGCCATTAGCTTTTCAAGATTTGGTGACATTGTTTGTCCAATTTTATTGTAAAAATGCGTTCTACCCTTAATCATTGAAGTCATGTACTTTTTGCACTCTAGAATTACATGCCTATATTTTACATAAAATGCACGAAATTGATCAAAATCATTAGCAGGAACTTTATATACATGCTCAATAATAAACCTCCATTTATTATGAGAATCAAAAATTTGTTGTTGTTCAAAACGAATTGGATATCCAAATAAATAATTTGGATCGTTGCCAATGAGAAAACCTGCCCTATCTAGTAGACGTTGAGATGTAATAGTCATTTTTTCTTATATATAATTATATAATGTTTGTATAATTATATATTGTCAATTTTTAGAGATTGTCGATGTCAAAGACATCTGATATATCTCGTATAGTCGTAGATTAGAGATTGTCGATGTCAAAGACATCTGATATATCTCGTATAGTCGTAGATTAGAGATTGTCGATGTCAAAGACATCTGATATATCTCGTATAGTCGTAGATTAGAGATTGTCGATGTCAAAGACATCTGATATATCTCGTATAGTCGTAGACTAGAGATTGTTCTAGACTAGAGATTGTCTTCGAACATCTTCCAAGGATCATAAAATCTGTTCTTCGAACATCTTCCATGTATCACTATTAATAGGTATCTTTAATTTAGATTTAGTATGTAATTCTATTTTTTCTTTTAAAATTTTAATACATCCTCCATTTTTAATAGTAATTTCTTTCTCTGAACATGTATATTCAATTGATTTTGTATCTAAATAATCAATTGTTTTTTTAAGTATATTACATATTTTAGTATTTTTGTATTTTACTATTAATTCATTTTCTTCTATTTCATCAGGTAAGTTAGTAATATTATTATCTTTCAAACATGTAAAAATATTTTTAATTTTATTTTCCATATCCATATGATTATCTCTTAATTTTTGATAAAAATTATTTAATGAATTTCTAATTTCTTTTTCAGTATCTAGAAAACAACCACGTAATTTTTCATTTTCATTAATCTGTTCTATAAGAGTATTTAGTTTATCTTTTATTGTTTCATCTAATGTATATTCTTTATTTTTATGATTTGCATATTCACTCAATAGCTGAAGTAATAATATACCAACTTCTAATCTATGTAAATCTTCATTTAAATGAGAAATATAAAATTGATAATACGTCTGATTTTCATATACAAATGTTTTTAAATCAATTGTTTTCATCTTATTAATTTTAGTAGCAATACTTATAAATATTCCAAATCTTCTTTTTGTTGTCTTCATATCATATGTAAATTTATTAATTTCATCATCATTAATGATAGTTGAATAATTTTTAATTTCAACTAATATTTCAGAACCATTTGATAAAGTTAACAATCCATCACCTGAATGATCAGTTTCACCTGTTTGTTGATAACTCATCCCAATAAAATTTTTAGAAATTAATTCGTGAATATAATTTTCACCAAAGATACCTATTTTTTTAGAATTATTAGAAACCCCTGTTAATTTATTAATTAATGTTTCAACAATATCTAATTTTTTAGTTAGTTTATCATCATCACCATCAAAATTACTACTTTCATTAATATTTTCTATAACAGGATCAGGGAAATAACATTGATATCCAAACATAATAATTTTTTTAACTATAGATGGTAATGCATCTTCACTAAGTTCAAATAACCTAGGAAATTCTTGATCACTTAATTCTAAATTTATAGATAATACTTTACCAATATTTTCTGGTAATTTTAACCAATTGTCATTTTCTTCTTGATCATCATGTTCAATTAAATCTGGAATAATTGGTTTTATTTTTTTCTCTTTTTTGGACATCTTTATATAATAATATGTTTATTAGTTTAAATGTCTAAAATTTAAAATCCTTTTATTATAATATGTCAGATAAAAAAGGAAATCATAATGATACTTCAGTAATTCCAGGATTTTTACATAATTATTTTCCTGTTAGATCAACTGCTTTAACTAGAATTAATGATGCATTAGGTCTAACCGGAACATTAGTACCATTAAATCCAAGTTATTCATTAGGTACACAAGGTATGCCATTTAATAATATACATTTATCTGGAGGAATATATTTTTCAGGAGATACAGGTACATTTATTCAAGGGCCAACAGGAACTCTTGGATTTAATGAAGATGGAAGTATTAATACTAATATTGGATTTGATACACCATTAATAAATATATCTGGATTATCTGGAACTGAAATAACTAAAATATCATTATATCAAGAAAATAATATTTTATTTTATTCAGACAAAGATGGTGTTATAACACAATTAGGAGGTGTAACTGGTGGAACAATATCAATACGAGGTGCAACTGGTCCAACTGGTATAATTGGTCATACTGGAGTTACAGGAAATACTGGACCACGAGGTTTTCCTGGATTAATTGGATATACAGGTGCAACTGGTGATGTTGGATCTCCAGGAGTTACAGGTGTAACAGGAAATACAGGACCTACTGGTTCAACTGGTTCAACTGGTATGATAGGAGAAACTGGAATGACAGGTTCAACTGGATCAACTGGTCCTACTGGATCAACAGGTTCCACTGGAATGACAGGACACACTGGAGCAATTGGTAAGACAGGTGTTACTGGTCCAATTGGTCCAACAGGATTACAAGGATTAAGAGGATTGCAAGGTATTCAAGGTATAACAGGATATACTGGATATACTGGATATACTGGATATACTGGATATACGGGATATACTGGACCAAGTGGAGGACCTACTGGGCCAACTGGATGTACTGGATTTACTGGTCCAAGTGGTGGACCTACTGGTGATACAGGTAATACTGGAGATATTGGGGCAACAGGTTATACAGGATATACAGGTTATACTGGTCCATCAGGTGGTACTGGTAGTACAGGTTCACCAGGTGATACTGGTAATACAGGTAATACCGGTCCTAGGGGAAATACTGGTAGTATTGGTCCAACTGGTTACACTGGTAATACAGGACCAACTGGTAATCAATCTACTGTAACTGGTCCTACAGGATATACCGGATATACGGGTAATACAGGACCAACAGGTAATCAATCAACTGAAACAGGTCCAACAGGATACACAGGATATACAGGATATACAGGACCAACAGGAACTGAATCAAATGTAACCGGGCCAACAGGATATACAGGATATACAGGATATACAGGACCAACAGGTGCAGCATCAAGTGTAACCGGACCAACCGGATATACAGGACCATCACAATCAATTAGTTTAGTTGTAAAAGTTGATAGATTATATGGAAATGATTCAAATGCAGCACCAGGGGGATTACCATATGCAACTTTAAATGCTGCAATTTTACGTTTAACAACTGATGGATTAACTGGATATACAATTTGGATAATGCCTGGAATATATAATTTAATATCTGAAATAGTAATTCCACCTGGAACTGCAATTAGAGGAATGAATGTATTAGGAACAATAATTCAAATGTTAAACGTATCAAGTGATACAACATTAATAACTATGGGAGTTCAAAGTAGATTAGAAGATGTAACATTAAATTTAACATCAACAAATACAGTAAATTTAGTAGGTGTTTATTTTCCTTCTACAACAACTACAACATCAAAAGTAAGAACATGTGTAATAAATGTAACATCATCTTCAACATCGTCATCAAATGTATATGGATTATTTTCAGATGCATCAACATCAAATCCCCAAACAGTCCAACCTACATCAGTTGTAAGGGCAACAACAGTTAATGTAAATTCTACAACTACTGGAATAGTGAGAGGTTTATATTTAACAAATGCATGTCAATTTTCAATAAGAGATTGTATAATATTTTCAAGGGGTTCTTCTAATAATAATATTGGTGTTGAATCAACAACAACTGGTCAAGCGTATATAGCATTAAAAACATCAACTATATCAGGAGTAACAAATGATATTAAACAAGCAAGTGGATTATCAAGTTCATCAATATATTTATCAGGAACTGATTTATTAAATTCAAATGCAAGTACAAATGGTTTTGGAGTACTTTCAAATATAAATCAATTAAATTATTCAGTTATTGGTGTAATTGCAGATGGAACATATTATTTATCACCTGGAAATTGGATAGGAACACAAATGTCTCCTTTAACAATATTATCAATACCATTTAATCAACCATCAATATTATTTAGTGTAACTGCAAATAATTCAGTAGTATTAACTGGAGCTCAAACAATTACAATAAATTTATATAATACAATAACTCCAACTATAGGTGGAACAGGAACAAAATTTGCTACTATTTTATTTAATAGTTCATCATCTTCATCAACAATACGTAATTTTAGTTCTACATTTAGGCCAAATGTTCCTAATTATTTACAAGTTCAAATTATAACAGCTGGTATAACAGGTATAGGAGTTTTAAATTCTTCATTATTTATATCAATTTCAAAAATATAAAAAGTTTAAATTATAAATATATTTTATAATTTAAAAGTATGTCTGCAGAAAATTCAATTAATGACAAGTATACTATTCCTCTAATAAGACAATTAGATAATGATATTCAAGAAATATTAGCAAATGGAGGAAAAACGGGTGGAACTGGTCCAACAGGTGCAATTGGTTTAACAGGATCAGTTGGTCCAACAGGTGCAGTTGGTATGGGATTTACTATTTTTGTAAGTGTAGCAACTTTTCAAGATTTACCTCTTGGTGATATAAATAATATAGGACAATTTGCTATAATTACTGGTGGAGATTTATTTGTATTTTTAGGTGTAGGTGGAGGTACTACTGGACCAAGTACTAGTTACGATTTTGTAACTACTATTAGTGAACAATCTTTAATTCCAGGTCCTACTGGTGCTAAAGGTGATCATGGTGATCAAGGTGATCAAGGTGTTAAAGGTAATCAAGGATCTCAAGGTAATATAGGTAGTCAAGGTTATCAAGGGAATCAAGGTAATCAAGGTAATCAAGGTAACCAAGGGATACAGGGTGATCAAGGTAATCAAGGTGTACGAGGTAGCCAAGGTGTTCAAGGTAATCAAGGTAATCAAGGTTCTATTGGTTACAAAGGTATAGTTTTATTACAGCCAGTTGATGCAGCAACAACAGAACAATTAGGTGCATTTGGAATAACATTTACATATTATAATGGTCCTGCTAATAATGGTATTGGAGCAACTTTTACATCTAATTCAACATTAACTCCATATTTTATTGATGGAGTTGAAACTATAAATTTATCACGTATTTTAATCAAAGATCAACCATTACTTTATCAAAACGGTATTTATGATGTAACTTCACTAGGTGGTCAAATTATTTTTACTAGATCTAGTGATAATAATACACCAGTATCAATGATAAGTGCATATACATATATACAAGCAGGAACTATAAATCATAATCAAGGTTGGTTACAAACTGAAATAGTCCACGTTATTGGTGTACCAGATACTTTAAATAGCGTTATATTTGTTGAATTTATTGCTGGTGTAGCTGGTTATCAAGGATATCAAGGTCCTCAAGGTGATTTAGGTCCAGCAGGAGATACAGGTGCAACCGGTGATAAAGGTAATACAGGTGTTCAAGGACCTACAGGAGCAAACGGTAATACATTTACTTTATTAGAGACATTATCTCCTACACATGTAAATATTACATCAATTACATCATACTCTATTTTATCTGGAACACCCCAAAATACAATATGTGTTAGAACAGTTGAACAATTTGATACAAGAAATTCTGGATTATTTTTACAATTTACGATTGATAACCCCGGTTTCGAAATAGGATTATGGGGTATTAATAGTAATGCATTATTATATTTTTTTAATTTTGTTGATTCAAATAATAACGTAGCTGGATCAAATGTAAATTCGTCATTTATTGGATCTATAATACCAGGTGATTCTTTTGCAATATATGCAAATACAAATTCTGTATATTTTTATAAGAATGGTACACAAATATTGGTTGTTAATGAAACAATATCAGATACAGTATATTTATATTCGCAAACAAATAAACTCATAACAACTCAGGCAAATATTACAAATCTACTTTTTTATCCAACAGGTGCTATTGGATCATATGGACTAGGAACGTTTACATGGGTTCCTGGACCAGGTGCTAAGATTTTGAATTCAAGTGATGTAAAATGTGTGTCAAATAATGGAGACTGGACGTGTCATGCATACTCATTAGAGGGATATACAACTGCGATAACTGCATCATTTCAGATAAACAACATTTCTACAATTAGTATGGTAGGATTTAGTACAAATCCTGCAAATTTTACAGATTATAATAGTATTAATTACGCACTCTATCCAGATCCAGCTGGTGGTATTACTATATTCGAAAGTGGTACAAGTAAAGGATCTTATTTATCTTGGACTGAGAACTCTGTATTTTCTCTTATGTATGATGGTACTAACATATATTATTATGTAGATGGTATTCAATTTTATTTTTCTACACACACAGCAGGTGCGTTATATTTGGATGCAGCATTCCGCTCTGTAAATTCTAGTGTTAAAAATGTTCATTTTGGAATAATTTTGAAAGGTATCACAGGATCAACCGGTGCAATAGGAAATCAAGGAGATCAAGGTGTAGAAGGTCCTCAAGGATACAATGGAGTACAAGGAGATCAAGGTTATCAGGGAAAAGGTGATCAAGGTGATCAAGGTGTAGAAGGTCCTCAAGGTCCAGCAGGTAGTGCAGGAGATCAAGGTCCAGTGGGTGATCAAGGTCCTCAAGGTGTAACTGGTGCAACTGGAGATCCAGGTGTAACCGGGAATAGTGGTCCTACTGGTAATACAGGACCAGTGGGACCACCATTTACACTTCTCCCTACTGCAAATGACACTCTAAATGCATTTAATTCTGTCTCAAAAACTGCAAATAATAATGTTAATGATATAATTCTTACAAAAGAATCTTATAACTTTGCATATGTTTCTGCTCAGATTACTGTTACATCTACTGCATTCCAGTATTTTGGTCTTAATAATGGTACTTTAACTTACGGATTTTTATTTCATGTGAATGGTTTTGTATATGGATTACAAAATGGTTCAGCAGGTGGTGCAGGTTCTATATCTTATAGCCCAGGAAACACATATACAGTAGAATTGACTCCTGTAGGGGTTAAATATTATGTAAATTCTATTTTGATGCATTTTATTAATGGAACACCTACAACTGGAGCTTATACTGGTTATATAAGTCTGACAAAGATTGGAGATGCATACTCAAATATTTCATTTGGTTATGCAGCACTTGGTCCTACTGGTGATCAAGGTTCCCAGGGACTAGGAGACCAAGGTTCAGCAGGCGATCAAGGTCCAGCAGGTAGTGCAGGTGATCAAGGTCCAGCAGGTAGTGCAGGTGATCAAGGTCCAGCTGGTAGTGCAGGGGATCAAGGACCAGCGGGTGATCAAGGACCAGCGGGTACTGCAGGTGATCAAGGTCCAGCTGGTAGTGCAGGTGATCAAGGTCCAGCTGGTAGTGCAGGTAACCAAGGTCCAGCGGGTAGTGCAGGTAATCAAGGTCCAGCTGGTACTGCTGGTGATCAAGGACCAGCGGGTAGTGCAGGTAATCAAGGTCCAGCTGGTACTGCTGGTGATCAAGGTCCAGCTGGTAGTGCAGGAGACCAAGGTCCAGCGGGTAGTGCAGGTGATCAAGGTCCAGCGGGTAGTGCAGGTAATCAAGGTCCAGCTGGTACTGCAGGGGATCAAGGTCCAGCGGGTAGTGCAGGTAATCAAGGTCCAGCTGGTGATCAAGGACCAGCGGGTAGTGCAGGTAATCAAGGTCCAGCGGGTAGTGCAGGAGATCAAGGTCCAGCGGGTAGTGCAGGT